TTCTTGTGTAAGTGATCTACCTACAACCGAACCTGTTTGGAAGTACATATTAAGTGCTTCTGCTGGATTGTATGTTGTGCCGTTACCTAAATCAACTTCTGCTAAACCATCTACGTCTAAGTACACACCATCCGGTACCATCTTAGATAATACTTGTTGTAACTTTAAGTTTGTTAAGTTGATGATATCGGCAAAGCCTATACACTTACTTATAAGTGATTGTATTTTACCTTTATACATTCTAGGTGCTGCTGCTGCGTAACTCATTACAACTTTGGTTGTATCTGCCATAGGGCGAGTCATGTTTTCAGCTAACTCCCATCTAAGCATTATATCGGTGTTCATTATTTTAGCTCCCTGGTATAATACCTCTATCGTTCTTGATACTCTTTCGAAGTTATCGTTTGGTGGAGGATTAAATTCATCCGTTTTTTCAATAGCTTTTTCTAAACCTGTATCTGTTCTTTTAATTTTAAATACTTGATTCATAAAAGTTTTATATTCAAAATATAATACTTGAACCGTATCTCTATCATTATTCATAAACCCTGTAACGTTAGATCCGTTAATTGGGCTCGATTGTATTTTTTCTAAATCGCTATCGCTTATATTAGGAAACTCTTTTTTAAGTTCCGATAGTGTTATTTGTTTTACTTCGCCAAAATAATATAAGTCACTAAAGTAAGGGTCTTCTGTGTATGACCAAACGCATTTTGCGGGATCTACATAGTCAACTACTAAACCTTCTGATTTATTAAATGATGTTTTAGTTATACCAATACCTATATTAACAAGATCTTGATCAACTCTTTCTTTTATATTTTCAAATTTGTTTTGATCCAAAACAGTATTTATAGCCTCCTCTTCAGCTATTTCAATAGCCATTTTAGGTTTTAACTGCATAAATAACTCTAGCTCTTCGGGAGTATCAGGCAATTGCTGATCGTCCATACCTGACTTAGATATATCTTTGCCAAACACTTGAGCCGCTACAGCAATATCTTGCTGCATTGTCATGTCGTATAATATAGCTTCCTGTTGTCTTGTTCTTTTAGCTATAGATTCGGGATCCTGAGCGTAAGCATTAAGGTCAAATTCTTTTTGTGATATACCGTTGCAAACAATATTAGAGAATTTAGTTAATACTGGAACTGGAGTCCAGTCTATATTCATATAAGACAAATCACCATTAACCGCTAATTCATTTTTATACTTATCCATAGGCTGCTCGCCCCGGGCATATAATCTTAGCGTGTTAAAAGTTTTGTAGTTTAAATTAAATCTATTTGAAGTGCTACCTCCGAATGAAAACCATTCTTGCTCAATAGCTCTAGAAACTTTTAAACCATATTCAACAGTTGCTTTTTCTTCATCTGGTACCACCTGATCCGGAAACGAACTATTATAGCTTGTGCTTATTTTCATCTACTTAATTATTTTGGAAAAATTCCCCTTGTTATTGTATTTTTTAAATCCTAAGTCAAAAGACTTTCTTTTTGTTTCGTTTGTTGGCCTATACCTATGTTTATTGCAAGCCATAAGCGCTAAGCCTGTACTAATAGATGCATCAAACTTTGTTCTATTATTTATATCAAACTTAGCCCAGTCTTCTAGTGTACGCTGAAAATACATGTCCCCATATCCGTCTTCTTTCTCGCCTACAAAATCTTCTATATAAGTTTCAATTGCAGCTGCGTGCGCTTGCTTTACGTCTTCACTTGAATTAGGTATGCCTCCAACTTCTCTTTCAGATACAGATAACTTATTTATATTTTTGTCAGGTCTATTCATAGAATAGCCCCTATAGCCACGACGCTTTAAATAATAAAGCAATCTAGGTTTGTTATTTTCACATAATATTGGCATACCGTAAAATACAATAGCCATTAATACATCTTCAAAAAACATCTCTGCCGTTGAAGGTCTTGCGATATATTCAAGAAAGAAATGGTTCGGTGGCGCATCACTCATTGAAAATTTAGTCAATCCAGCTAATGCTCCGTTACTTCCTCCTCCACCTACAGTACCGCTAATGTCGTAACTATCACAGCCAAAAGCACCTATATGTTCATTTCCAGGATATTTATTGCCACGTTTTAATATTATGTTATTTTGAAGTGATTGTTCTGGTATCCAAGATATTTTAAATCTACCGTTTTTATTTGGATAGAATATAACTTTTGTGTCTTTGATCCCGCCTTCCCATTGAAAACTTCCAGTGGTCACCATTTGCTTATTGTTTAACTCTTCGTTAAAATCAATTTGCTGATATATTTTTGTTAAATTAAAAATAGATTGTTTAGCTTCATCTCTAAAAGCGTGTTGTTCTGTACGGGGAAATTGTCTGTAATATTCGTTTAAAGCGTCCGCGTCGTCTTTTAATCCTTCAACCTCATTTTCCCAGTGTTGTATAACACCTTCTGTAATTAAATTACCTTGAGGATCTAACGTTTCTTTCGTTGGAGTATCAAACACAGGATAGCCATACTGATCAATAAAACCCTCGTAATTCCATTCCATAGGAATAAACAATTTGTATAGACCTGTTTTAGTCTGACCATTTTTATTTCTTTTTGACGCATCCGACCCCTCGTATATCTTTTTAAAGTTTGCTCCACCTTTATCTAAAGCGTTTGAAGTTGATCCCATCATACACTTACCTACAATTCTACTACCTAGCCGCAGGCATGTCTTAGTAACTCTCCAGTTATTAAGTATGTTAGACGGTTTTTCCCACTTACCGGATTCATCGTGTACTAGTAATTTTAATTTTTCACCATCGTAACTATTATCACCCGTGTTTTTCCAGTCAATAGTTGTATCTAATCCATCTAGTTCTTGAACCATTTGATTATCTTCTAATTTTCGCCTAGTAAATTTAGAAGCAGGTACTCGATATGCTAGCTCCGTTTTTGGACGATCCATACCATCTTGTATTGGCTTAAAGAAAAACGGATAATTTACCGATATGGGAACAACTTTATCTGTAAACATTTTTTTGGCATCAGCCCCTGATTTAGATAATATACCGAATCTAGAGTCTGAAGATATCGTAGCCGAATTAACTGTTTCTCCCGACGACATGAATGAAAATCCAGAACGTCTATTTTTAAGGTAACATATACCGTACGATCTTTTATCTGCCTTGCAAGCCTCCCAAAATATATAGAATAATCGGTTTGATTCTCTAAAGTTGGGAAGACCAACATCGATCTTACTCCACTGCAGGTACATGTAATGAGTACCAGTAATGTAAGTAGGCCTACCTTTATTGATAAACCAAAACCCCTCTTCACGTCTGTTAAACTCTTCATCTATATATGGATGCCATTGCTCTTTAAAAGTATTAGGATAAGAGTTCCATTCCTGTACACTCTTAATTTTTTTTAATTCTTTAGGATATTCAATAGCTTGCCACTTGTTGTCGCTTAAAGCTACGGGATTATCTACTTTAGGTAACGCAATCATTACATCCCCAATTTCGTATATTTCCCCAATTTTGCCTGTTTTGCTAATTACAACAACATCATAATCTGCGTTGTAACCATAACTCCATTTAGCATAGCGGTTTTTTTTCTTTATAATAGCAGGCTTGATATGATCTTTGACTACTCTATATAGTGTTTGTTCGTATGCCATTACTTAGATCTCCCTTCTGCAAAACCTTTAAATTGCTTTTTGCTTGGTCCTTTAGCTTCTAGTTCTAATAAGTTCTCTTCTTCATCAATTCTTGACAGAATTTCAAATGCATCAAAGATTGCTAGCTTTTTTGTAGCGGCAGCATTCTTAAGTCTGTCTGCAGTAATGTCTTCTCCAGAGTCTACGATCTTTTCTTTTGCTACCTTAATTAGTTCTTCAACGGCCGCTCGCCCAGCTTCTATTATACTCTTTTTGGTTTTGTTTGTGTTCATATTTAATTACAATATCTTTTGTCCTCATGCAATACATTAGCTGATTATCAACAACAAATTCCCATTCGCTGTTTGGTGTAAATCCTACTATATCACCTGTACCCATTTTAAGCTCGTTTAAGGAGCTATTATCTATTTTGAGTATTCCAACAAGGGCTTCTGTTTTATCTAAGCTAAAATCGTCTGTATTGACAATTGGAGCTACAAAACATCTATCGCCTAATGCTTTCCAAGGTCCGTGCGTTTTGTATAAATATATTTGATCTACCGCACATAAAAACTTATTATCTTCCAAGAATGAACGTGAGTTCTTCTTTTTTCCCTTCATATCATAAAAAGTGCGAAACACGTTCTGATGCACGACTATAGTATCACCTTTTTTTATAGGTGTGTGAATGCCAACTGGAGTCTCTAGGACTCTTGCATACTTGTTTACGTGTTTCCAACTTTCTATAGAAGTGTTTGTTATAAGGTCCACTTCGCCAACCTTTACTGTGTTATCATATCTTTCGCCGAAAGGCTCTACGATAAAATCGTATATGCTTCTCATTAGTACTCTAAGTCATACTCAACGGAGATAGCCATGTTAGAATTAAACTTCTTCCATGGCATACTCTCGTTGTTTTTTGTTATGAATATATTATAAGACTTATCGGTTTCTTCAAAGATTATATGAGAAATTTCGTGGCCGCCGTAAACTTTCTGATTTACAGAATAATGCATTGCTTCGTTCTTATAGTCAGCCCCGATACTTATTTTCCTTATAATATTCATTATTACACAGTCTCCAGTTCGGGCTTTTTCTCAATAACAGTATATTCACCTGTTTTGAGATCTATATTGACCGGACCATAAGTCTCTTCAATTTTAAGTTTACTAGCCTCTAAGGCCTGTTCTAATTGTCTTAACTGTAATATAGCCGAACTTTTTTGCGCTTCTAAAGCGCCAATCGCAATAAGTAATTGGCTCATTGAGTGTTGTTGCTCATTAATTTCAGTTAATTCTTTCTTTGTAATCTTTTTAGCTTTTGCCATAATTTAATTTAATTTAATTGTTAATAATTTATTGTTTAGTCTTTGAAGTAATTAACTGCGGCGCGTCCTGCTCCCACAATTCCTCCTAATAGGTCAGTGTTTTGTCCTCCTCGGCTGTATTTGCCCACCATAGAGCCTTTACTTCCTTCGTTATACCCTTTCTTTACTGTTTCCGTAAAACTTTTGGTGTTGTTAGTTAAAGGCGGTTTTTTATCTGTTTTTTTTCTGTTTTTGTCTGGGTGTTCAGACGGTTGCATATAAGCCATAATTGTTTTTTTATTTGTTAATTTTTAGTTTATAATCTGTATCCTGTTTTAGGGTTATCGTTTTGTTCTCCTGGCACGTAATTGTATATTTTATTGTCACTTTTGTATCTGAAAGGTTTATTACCTCTAATAGCTCCTTTAGTAGACCTAGTAGCATCTACTACCTTATTATATGATGCTCCTGAGCCTTTCGCTCTTTTTTCCATAGACACTTCTGTTAAACGTTGATTAGTACCTTCTCTGTCAACTGATTCTACTGTTTCATTTACTTGTGACTTAGGTTTTTCATTTTCATTACCTGCCACTCTTGTTTTTACGGGATCCTCTAAAACTCCACGTGCCTGCTTGTATGCCATAATTATTTTTTTAATTTGTTTGTTATTTTTTCTCCTGACCTCACAACAAAGTAACCACCAACAGCGGTTATCATAAGTGCTTTAAGGAGGTCTATCCATTCTGGATCTATGTTAAATGGTATTGATGATGTGCTATCTAATATAACGAACAGAAACATACTTACTAATAGGAATGATAATGTTAATGGTCGTACATTTTTTGATAACCAGCTGTCTGAATGCAAATCAGCTTCCCAGCGTTTAGTTATCTCTTGCTCTCTTACTGCATCTATCTCTAGCTCAGCTAGCAATATTCTTTTATCTAATTCAGATAATTCAGGATCGCCTTTAATTGCATCTCCTAATTTACTTAATGCTTCAACACCGGTTAATGATCCTGCCATGTCCAGCAGTTCTGGCGCAAACTTTTTTCCTTGAGCAGCTAAGAACCTTAATGCTTTTCCTACAGCAGTTCCTTCACCGCCGTTTTTTTTAGCATTTGGATTCTTACTCATTTCTTTTTTCTTTTTAGAGAGGAAGTTCTTTTACCCATGCCTGTTCTTTTCTTTTCCGCTACAGCTTTTTTCTTTTCAGCTGGAGACATTTCTTTCCAGGTTTTTGGAGTTTTTGAACTCACTCTTTTAGAAGGTCTGCACTTTTTGGTTTTTTTGTTTTTAGTAGAACCGCAAACATTACCTTTTTCGTCAGTCCATTTTTCTTTAAACCATCTTTTTAATGAAGCACCTTTTTTTGTTTTACGAACAGCCATTACTTCTTGCTTCTTTTCTTACGACACTTTGCAATAGCTCCACTTGCGTAAGCAGAAGGAAATACCTTATAGCTACCCTTTATTTTGTAATAACAAGCGTCTTTATTTGTTTTCTTTTTACTTCCCATTCTAACAATTCCATTTTCTTCGCGCAGCCAATCCTCTTTCTGACTTCCAGCCTTTGGATCTTGCGCAAAATGATTTACGTCTTTTAGCAGCCTTACTGCCTTTCTTAAGTTTTGAAGGAGGTGTAGTCACGGCAGTTTTTAATTTACTACCAGGATTATCCTTTCGGTATTTAGCAACACCTTTAGCAGTCATTCCTCCACCAGCTTTCTTACCTGTACCCTTTCCCTTTTTTACTTTTGCGTAATTTCCTTTAGATTTTTTACGTGAGGGCGCCTTACCTCTTTTTTTAGGCGCTGCTTTTTTCTTAACCGCCATTACTTTTTCTTTTTAGGTTTAGTGTGGGTATAGCCCTGCTTTTTTAAAGCATTATGTTGAGCCATAGTTTTAGCTATTTTTGTAACTTTACCTTTGTACATTTTATGTACTTTAAATTTTTTTGTCGCCATTATTTTAATGTTTTATTCCAACGGACTCTAGTTTTTCTTATATCGTAATGAGTAAATGTATTATACTTGCCAAGACCTCCTTGTAATATGTGTCCGTGCTCCGTTAGATTATCTATAGTTTTATAAACCTCAGATGGATCTAAATCGTTTATTTGAATATCAGCAGCTTTACCTAAAATATGCTGAGAGTTTGAAACTCCGCCAACCTCTTTATTATGCTCAGGACATCTGTATGCGTTTGTTAATCTAATAGGTTTTCTTACAAAATCCCTAATATGTTGTAATTGGCTAGCTAACTTAGTTACTTCTAAAAGTACGTCATCAGGCATTTTACAACCGCATTTACATTCAAATTCTGATTTATTAAAGTTATTGGTTAACTTCATTAATAATCTCCTTTAGCACACTCGGTAATAGGTTTGCCTGGTTCCATACCGCAGCCGCAATGAGCTTTGCTAATTTCCATGTGATTACGTGAATTACCTTTAGCTGTTGGTCTACCTTCCATACTTAATGGTCCGCCCCATAGTGCTGATGCTCCTGTGTTTCCGTTTTTCATATCTATTTTTTTTATTATTATATAATTACTCCTTGCGCAGCAGCTTTTTCTCTATCCCATCCTCTCGCTATGCCCATTGCTCTCTGGGCTGCATGAGCCGGTGTCATATTATGCTCAAACCCCGGCGGAGGTGGGGTAGCGTATCCTGTTTGACTTTGAAAATCACTTCCCGCAAATTCTTGTGTTTCATATACTTTTTCAGGGGTCGGTTGAACTTCTGATCTTCTTCTAAAACCTCTTGATCCATTCATTCCAACACCAATAGCTCTTCTTTGTTCCATACCTGGCATGTATTGATTACCTCCTGTAGATCGTGCATAACCTCTATTCGTGTTACCCATTATACCTACTCCCCCGACTCCTGCTACTGCTCCTGCAATACTATTACCTGAAGCGTTCCCCGCATTAGCGGCTGCTCGTTGAGCTTGGGTTTGACGATCTGCCATTATCTTATCATTAAGACGCTGCATCCCTACACCCATAAAATCTTGCATTCTCTGAGGAATTGCCGGTCCAACAGCATTGTTGTTGGTTGAGTTCTGATACCCTGTTTGTGATTTTTTAGCTAATCTCCCAGCTATGCCTGCTCCGGCTGCCATTGCCCAACTCATAATTTATCTTGTTTTGTCTTTGTTTACTAATTTCATAGCTCTGGCATCTAATTTGTCAGAGTATGATTCTCTTTTCATTACTTTGTTACGTCTAACAGACATTGGAATGTCTTCTTCGCCAAGCATTATACGATACATCTGTTGTATCAAACAATTTGCTTTATGGCTAATCTTATATAGACTATATTTTTTATCTCCGTTATTTGCTTTACGCCATATTTTTACCCAACCATTTTTAACCAGCTTATTCCATCTGCGATTGTCCCAACTGTATGTTAATACACCTTCTTCAAAATCGGTTCGTTTAAACTCACCTATGCAGTCAAAATAAATAAGTAGTTCAATATCTGAACTTGTAAGGTCATTATTTTTGCAAGCCCATCTGCGTACGACTCTGTAATGTTTTAATAAACCTAACTCTCTTAAATCTTGCCCGGTTAATTTTCTCATAAAACAAACACTACATCTTGCATCTTAATAACTTGATAATCATCTCCGTCAACTTCTATTCTATGACCTGCGTGCCTATCGTAATAAACTTCATCTCCTGCATCTAACCCTGCACAAAGATCACCAACTGATTGTATCCTTGCTTTAACGTATCTTATATCTTGTCTTTGACTTTCTGAAAGTAACAAACCGCCTTTGGTAGCCTTGATACCTTCTTTTTCTTTATTGATTAATATGTTATATCCTATTGCTTTCATATTACGCTCTTAGATTAGACATTATGCAGTTAGTAGACAATATAGTTGAGGCTACGGACGCTGCATTCCTTAATGCTGACTTTGTAACAAGCACAGGATCAATGATACCTGCTTTAAACATATTTACCGCTTTACCGGTTCTTGCATCGATACCCCAATCCTTACGATCAACAATATCAACTAATAGCCCTGCGTTCTGTAATATAACTTTGTAAGGGGCAATAAGTGCCTCCATAACAATTCTTTCGGCTTGTGTTTTAGTTTTAATCTTTGCAGCGGCCTGAGCTAATGCAACACCTCCACCCGCAACAACACCTTCTTTAATCGCTGCTTTAGTTGCACATATTGCATCTTCTACACGATCTCTTTTTTCTTTTAATTCTATATCTGAATTACCACCAACTTGCACTATTGCAACCTTAGCTGATAGCATAGCTAATCTTTTTTCAATCTTAATTACCCTGTTGGGATTTGTTTCGCTACTTAGCTTTTCTTTTAGATTAGCTACAATTTCTGCAACTCTCCCGGCAGCATCGTTATTAATCTGAATAACTGTGTCCGCAAATGTAGATGTAGCTTTCGTACAAGTTCCTAAGTGATCAAGATCAATTAAATCTAAATCATCTCCTAAGTTCTCACTTATAACTGTTGCTCCTGTTAATAAAGCTAAATCATCAAACATCTCTTTTCTATTTACACCATGTGTAGGTGCCGGAACAATGTTAATATCAATATTTCCTTTATTCTTGTTCATAGCTAAAGTCGCTGCCACTTTCGGGTCGACGTCCCCTATGATTAGGAATGATCTTTTGTTTTTTATAACGTGTTCGAGTACAGTTTGTATTTGTCTTACTGTATCTACTTGAGAATCGATCAGAAGTATTAAAGGGTTTTCTTGTTCGCAAGAATTGTTTGTTTGATTGTTTACAAAATGGTTATTGATAAATCCCTTGTCATACTGAACTCCCTCAACAACCTCTAAAGCTGTTTCACCAGTTTTTGATGTTTCCATCATAACTATACCAGTCAAATCAACTGCCCTATAAGCGTCGGCAATTAACTTACCTAGCTCAATATCGTTATTAGTAGATATAGTAGCGACCTCTTCAATCATTGAATTATCAACCACTTTGCTTATCTTATCTAAATACTTAGTAACCTTATCTACTACTGTGTTAATAGCTTCAGCTACTTCTCTTTTGTTTATGTCTTTGTTATCAACTAAGGCGTGTAATAAAGAATGCGTTAATACCGTAGCGGTAGTCGTGCCGTCTCCTGCGTCTTGCACTGTTCTTTGTGCCGCTTGTTTAACCATAGACGCACCCATATTTTCTACAGGATCTTCCATGATGCACAGGTTAGCTACAGTTACACCGTCTTTTGTTATTACAGGTACTCCAGCATTATCTTCAAAGATTACCGTTTCTCCACCTGCTCCTAATGTAGAAGCTACTGCTCCTGCTAAAGTGTCAATACCTTTAAACAGTTTTTCTTTCCCCTCAGTTCCGAAGTGAAATTCTTTTACTATTTGATTCATTAAATTAGATTTTATTATATAATTACGCGTAATTTTATAAAGCTACAGATTAGTAGCTTATATAACTAGTCCGTGTAGAATATTTCCTGATAATTTTCAGGTAGATAACTTTCCATTTCAGTTATTTGCTCAGCTGTTAATTCATCTTTATAAAAATCATTTGCTAAAACAAATAAAAAATGTCCTTGAATTTCTAAATATTCAAATTCTTCAAAAGGTGCTACAGAAATTTCTTGTAACTGTTCTGGTAATTGTGTTTGTATATTCAATATATCACTTTCATTAAACCCTTTTTCTTCTGTTACTGTATTACGTTTCATATTTAAGATTTTAATATTTCTATTTCTGCTTTTAATTCTTGTATTGCTTTAACTAAAACCGGTATTAATCTACCATAAGATGCTTCTAATTTTTCTGGGTTTACATCATATACCAATTTTAAATTTTCATCATCTACTTCTTGTAAATCTTGTGCTATAAAACCTAAATCTTTAACACCTACTTTCTCACCATCTCTTGTGTTCCAATCAAAAGTAACTGGTTTTAGTTTATCTATTACATTTAAACCATAATTAGAATCTTCTATTTTTGTTTTATCTCTTTTATCTGATAAAGATGTTATTGTTGTAACTGCACACCTTAAAGCATTTATTGATCCATCACCTAATGTTATTTCATTAGCAACTGTTGCAGTTGATGGTTGCGCGTTATAACCTAACATAACACAATTATTACCAGAAGTTTTAGTATTACCTGCATCTGTACCTACGAAAGTATTATAAAACCCATTTATAAAACCCTCACCAGCTTGGCTACCTATAGCAACATTAAAATAACCAGTAGTTACATCTGCCAATGCTTCGTTACCTACAGCAGTATTAAAAAACCCAGTAGTTATTTCTTCAAGTGATTTCCTACCTATAGCAGTATTATAACCACCAGTAATTCCAGATGAAGATGCTGGTCCTTGTAATGCGTTTGTTCCAAAAGATGTATTACCAGCTCCAGTATTATATTGTGCAGAAGCATAACCAACTATAGTTCTATCACCACTACTTGTATTGTTATAACCAGCATAAGTTCCTATTGTAACACTATTACCAGCGGTAGTTTGTGAATAAGCTGCTTGCGCACCTATAGCGAAAGCTCTTTGTGATGTTGCTGATCTTCCAGCTTGATAACCTATTATAACTGCGTAGTTCATATTTGAAGCTGCACCAGTATCCATAGCTTGTGTTCCTATAATGACAGAATTTGATGCATTAGTATTTTCTGCTGCTTGATATCCCAAAAATACATTATTACTACTTGTAGTTTGACCTTTACCGCATTCAACACCTATAGCTACTGTAGTACCACCAGTTAAATTATTTGATGATGCTGAATAACCTATTGCAACATTTCTATCTCCACCAGTTACATTTTTTAAGGCTTGATGCCCAATAGCAACTGTAGCATAAGAATTACTTGTTGTTGATGAACTTCCTTGCCCAGCTTCATAACTAATTAACACATT